GCGCCTGGTGCGGCGTACCCGCTGCTCGGCCCGGCCTCCGCGCAATGGTGGTCCTACCTCCAGGCGTCCGAGCTTTACACGGTCACCATCTATGCCTGGTTCCGCATCGCGCAGGGGCAGCTTCAGTTGTGGCCGCAGCCGCCGGCTGTCGGCATTCCGATCGCTTACAAGTACGTCTCGGACTCCTGGGTGCTGGACGGCAACTCGACGCCAACGACCCCGGTCTACAAGGACCACGTCGAGCAATATAGCGACACGGTGCTGTACGAGCCGATCCTGTTCCTGAAGAAACTGAAGCTCGCGTTCCTCCAGGCGAAGGGGTTCGACACCACGAAGGCGGAGGATGAGTACCGGGTCGCACTCGATGCGTGGATCGGCAAGGATGTGTCCGCGCCGATTCTGTCGCTCAATGGCGGATTCAGCTACAACCAACCCTTCCTGGGAACCCGCAACGTGCCTGAGACGGGATTCGGTGACTGACGATGGCTCTCGTCGCCGGAAAACGCTTCATGGAACTTGCTGCTAGAAAGCGGCAGACGCAGCAGCAGAAGACGCAGCCGATCTTCTGGCCGCCGGGCCAGGGCGGCATCAATGCGATCGACGGTGCGGCAAACGTGCCGCCGACCGATGCGCTCGTGATGGCAAACATGATTCCTGGTGAGTACGGTGTCCACGTCCGCAAGGGATACAAGCAGCATTGTCCTGCGGTCCCCCTGGGCGACGGCATCAAGACGCTCGTGCCGTTCACCGGGACTGATTCGACTACTGTGGTGCAGAAATTGTTCGCCTGCACGAGCGACGGAATCTACGACTGCACCACCGCAGGGGCGACCCCGACCAAGGTGCTGGACTTCCCGGTCAAGAACGACAAGACCGGATGGTGCAGTTGGCACCACTACACCACCGTCGCCGGTCAGTACATCCTGCTCTGCGACCAGTCGAACGGGTACTTCGTCTATAGCGGAACGGCTAATGCCTGGACGCCAGGCTCGATCACCGGCACGCCTTCTCCTGGTGTGCTGGATTTCGTCACGGTGTGGAAGAACCGTGTCTGGTTCGTTCAGGGCGATAGTGGACTCGCCTGGTATCTGCCGGTCGGGCAGATTAGCGGAAACGCTGCCTCGTTCGATTTCGGCAACAAGTTCCGCTATGGCGGATACCTGAAGTCAATCTGGAACTGGACCGTGGACGGTGGCGAGGGTGTGGACGATTACCTCGTTGCGCTCGGCAGCGCGGGCGACATGGTGGTCTACAAAGGCACCGACCCCGCGCAGGCTTCGACCTTCAACATGGTCGGTTGGTGGTACGTCGGCAAGATGACCCAGGGTCGCCGCCAGGGCGATGAGATGGGCGGCGAACTGATGATCCTCACCACCTACGGTGTGCTGCAATTGTCGAAACTGATTGCGGGCCTGCCGGCAACCGATGAGCAGACCTCGATCAGTTACAAGATCAATCCGCGCATCAATGACGTGCTGCAACGTGGCAACACGGCATATGGCTGGCAGATGGTGCTGAATCCGAGCGAGCAGTTGATCTTCCTGCTCACGCCGAAGGAAGTCGGTCGCCCGCCGATGCAGTTCGTCTATAGCCTGACCACACGCTCATGGGCGCAGTTCTACGGTCTGCCGATGAAGACTGCCGAGATGTATAACGGCATGCTCTACTTCGGTGACCAGGACAACATCGTATGGTTCTACGATGGCTACCTCGACAAGGTGACCCTGACCGATCCGAGCCTCAACGCGACGGCAGTCGAGTGGGAGTACCTGACTAGCTTCCAGAACCTGGGTGCGCCTGCGCAGTTCAAGCGTGTGCAGTTCATGCGCCCGCAGTTCATCGGACAGTCGAAGCCTGCCTACACGATTCTCGCCCGCTACGATTTCGATCTCACGCAGCCCCCAAGCTCGCCGGCCTATGCCCTGCCGAGCGGCGGGACGTGGGATACAGCCGTGTGGGGTACGGACGTGTGGGGTGGCGGATACATCGTGGACTATGCCCCCTTCGGCGGCAGCGGCATGGGCCGCCACGTCGCGATGTACCTGCGCGGGCGCAGCAGCGAGGAGACGATCCACGTCGGCACCGACGTGATGTTCGATTCCGGTGGCATGCTGTGAAACCCGAAATCAAATTCCGTGCGATGGTGCCTCCAGATTACGAGGAGTTCACCCAAGCTACTTCCTATTACCCTGGTCCTCAGTTCGGAGGCATCGTCGCATGGTGCTGGACCGGGCAGCGCAACGTCATCATGGGCATGGTCGGTCTCGATGGCTGGACGCCAACGAGCGTCATGGCGCATTGGTGGATTCGGCACCCGCGCTGCATACTCCCGCTCTGGAATGAACTGCTCGGTTACCTGGCGCGCAATGGCAAGCGCAAGGTGATCGGCTCGACGCCAGGCGACAACGTGCGCGCGTTGCGCATGATCTTCAACAAGCTCGGCTTCCGTGAGGTCGCCCGCATCAAGGATGCGTGGGCCGATGGAGTGGACATCGTCATCTCGGAGTACCTGATAAATGCAAAGCAGCAACTCGCCGCCTAGATACGGTGCTGGTGGCCCGCCTGGTGGTCCTCCGCAGGGACAGCCCCCTCCGCCTCCCGGTGGACCTCCGCCGCAGCCCAGGGGCATGCCTGGGGCGGCCCCGTGGATGGAGAATTTGCGGAACCGCGCGCGGCAGCAGAGCGGACAGACCCTTGGTGGTCCCCCGCCCGGTGGACCGGAGGCGTGGAATCGTCAGCGCTACGGTGGTGGCGGAGACGGTGGTGGGAGGGGTCCGTTTAGCAACCTCGGTGGAAACATCGAGGAGGCTATCAAGCGCATTCGCGAGCGTCAGCAGCAGAACCAGCAGATGGCGCAAAGCGGACAGATGCCGCAGCAGCAGACCGGGATGGCTGGACTCGGCCAGATGCTGAGTATGCTTCGCGACCGCCAGAGCGGCGTTCCGCCCGCGCAGGATCAGATGATGCGGCCGGCAGTCGAGCCGGGCGGGCAGAGCATTCCCGAAGGGTTCGCCCCGCCGGAAGGTGAGGCAGGCGGATTCACAGCCTGGGGGCAGCCGGCCGGCACGGTTCCGCAGGGTCAGGGCGCACCGCAGGGGCGGCAGCAGATGCCTCAGACGGGCATGGCGGGACTCGGCCAGGCGGCCGGCAAGGGATTGCAGATGTTGCAGGCACGCGCGCTGCGCGAAGGCCCGAAGAGGTAATCCGATGAGCAAGTCCACCCCCAAGGCACCCGACTACGAGGCAGCCGCACGCGAGCAGGCGCAGTCGAGTCGCGAGGTCACCGAGCAGCAGACCTGGGCGAACCGGCCAGACCAGGTCACTCCCTGGGGGACGCAGTCCTGGGAGAACCAGCAGGTATGGGATCCCTCGACGCAGCAGTACCTGAATCGGTGGACTCAGAATACGACGCTCAATCCAGAGTCGCAGCGTGCGCTCGATGCGCAGCTTGCACTTACCACCGGGCGCAGCGAACTCGGCGCGAGTCTGTTCCCGCGAGCGCAGGAGGAGTTCGGCCAGGCAATCGACTGGAATCAGTTCGATCCGGCCGGGCAGCGCGTCCAGGCCGGCAACCTCACGCCGGAGGAATTGCAGCGTCGCTACGAGACGGCAGGACCGGAACTCGACCCGTCGAGTCGTTATTTCCAGCAGGCGAACGAGGCAATCTACAACCAATGGGCGGATCGCGCGCTGCCGCAGCAGGAGAAGGACACCGACGCGCTGCGCACTCAGCTTTACAACATGGGGCTGAAGGAAGGCGATGCTGCCTACGATGAGGAGATGCGCAAGCTGCGTGAGTCGCAAGGCGACCAGATGCGCCAGGCGCAGTACCAGGCGACGATCGGCGCGGGTGGCGAGGCGCAGCGGTTCCTCGGGATGGATGCGGCGACGCGCGCCCAGTTGACCGGCGAGAATCGTGACCTGGCGAGCTTCGGCAACCAGGCCGCCGGCCAGGCATTCGGAATGGAGGCACAGGCGGGCGGCCAGAACTTCGGTCAGCAGATGCAGGCGAGCGCTTACGACACGCAGCTTCGCCAGCAGCAGATTGCCGAGGAGATGCAGCGGCGCGGGTTCTCGCTCAACGAGATCAATGCCCTCATCTCCGGTCAGCAGGTTGGCATGCCCTCGATGCCTGGGTTCAATACCGCGCAGCGTAGCGAAGGCATGCAGGCGCTGCAGGCTGCGCAGTTGACCGGCCAGGCGGAACTCGATCGGTTCAATGCGCAGCAGCAGGCGACGCAGGGAATGATGTCTGGCATCGGCTCGATTGCCGGCGGCTTTATGATGTCCGATCGTCGCATGAAGACCGACGTCACCCGTATCGGCGCGACGCCTGGCGGAGTGCCGGTGTACACGTTCCGCTACATCTTCGGCGGCCCGCTGCACGTCGGCGTGATGGCAGATGAAGTGCCGCATGCTGCCGTCAATCGTGGCGGCATCCTGTTCGTTGACTACAGCAAGGTGAACTAATGGACGAAGAAACCTACAAGGGTCTTCCGCCCGAACTGGTCGAGGCTCTCATGGCGGGAGCGTTGACCGAAGAGGAACTCGCTGCGGTCGACAAGAAACTCGCCCAGGCCGAAGCGCTGCGCAATCAGATGCTCACCTCGCCCGAGGGGCGCAGCGCGGGGCGCGTGTACGTCGCCGCGAACCCTCTGGAGCATATCGGTCGCCTCATCCAGGGCTACCAGGGCATGAAGCAGAGCAAGGCGCTCGACGCGCAGCGCGGAAGCATCCTCGATGAGGAGCGCAAGCGGCAGCGCGAGTATGCGGATGCGGTGCTGTACCCGAAGGGACGTCCGATGAAGCAGCTGGAGTCGCTGCGCGGCTGGCAGCCGGAGGTCAAGCCACTCGATCCGAACTCGATCGAGGCTCCGAAGTTCAACTTCTGAGGTGAAGTGATGCCGAACCTTGAAGAACTTCTGGCGCAACGCTACAGCCTGGGCGCGGACATTCTCGATGACGTCAGCGAGATCGACGTGCGCCAGGCGAAGTTGTCGCCGGAACTTCAACGCAAGCGTGACCTGGGACTGCTCGGTGTCCTGGCGGGCGGCTCGCGCGCGCCCGCGAAGGTCGGCGCTGCGCTCTATGAGGATGTCGGCAAGGAGGCTTCCGCCGCGCAGAAGGCAGAGGCGCAGAGTCGGCTGAAGCTCGCCACGATGATGCAGCAGTTGCAGCGCGATGCCGAGGCGCGCGCTGCGCGTCAGGACACCTGGGAGCAGAATGCGCAGCTGCGTCGCGAGCTTGCCGGCATGGGCCAGGCGAACGCTGCCGACCGCAAGGCCGCCGCGAACGAGAACCGCAACTGGCGGCTGGAAGACCAGATGCGTGGTCAAGTCGATCGCACGCTGAGTACCACCCTGGAGGAACTGAGCGCAATCGGCAAGATCAAGCAACTCGCCCCGGCACTCACCGGGCGCGTGCCGACTGCCGTCGAGCAGCAGTCGATGGTGATCCTGCTCAACAAGTTCCTCGACCCCGGCAGCGTGGTGCGCGAGGGCGAATTCAATCGTGTGATCGAGGCGCAGGGCTTGAACAATCGCGCCATGAACCTGCTCGCGAAGATCACCGAGGGCAAGCCGCTCGGTCCGCAGATGATTGCCGACATCGTCACGATCGCGGACCTGTACGAGCGTGCGGCGCTCGCCAAGGGTCAGAAGGTCGGCGGCGAGTATTCGCGCATCGCGACGGAGCGCGGCCTCGACCCGACTGCGGTGGTGATCGATGAACGCTTTCGCCCCGCCCCGGCGGCTGCCGCTGCGCCGCCGCCCGGTGCGGTGCGCCAGAAAGGCTCCCAGGCGGCACCTCCTGCGCCCCCCTCAACTCCCCCCGCAGGGGGTCCGCCGCCTGGGGCTGTCAGGGTGAAACGATGAACACCTACGAGGTCGATGTCGGCGGGCGCACCTACGAGGTGGACGCTCCAGACGAAAACACCGCATGGACCTGGGCGAACCAGGTGCATGGCGAGCGCGAGAAGCGGCTCGCCGACCTGACCGCGAAGTACCAGGCCGAGGATGCGGTCACCTACGACCCGACTGCCGGCATGAGTGGCTTCGAAAAGGCCCGCGCCAACCTGGGGGCGGGGTTCATGGACGTCGCTATGGGCGTGCAGCAGCTGCTCGGCCAGAAGACCGGCGCGGACTACACCGAGAAGCGGCAGCGCGACGAGCGGCTCGCCAAGAGCCAGCCGTACCTGGGCAAGGCGCTCCAGGTCACCGGAGCCGCGCTGCCTGCCGTGGCTGCCACAATCCCGGCTGTCATGGCTGCGCCAGCGGGGGCGGCCACCGTCGCCGGAGGCGCGATCCTGGGCGGCCTCACGGGGCTTACGACCCCCGTCGAGGGCGACATCGCGAAGGGGAAGTTCCTCCAGACGGCCCTGGGAGCCGCTACGGGCGGGGCAGCGAACAAGGTCATGCCGATGCTGCCGGCAGCGCTCGGCCGCGCGCAGCGCTCCCTGGCTCGCCTCACGGGCGGCGGCAGGCAGAAACTTGCCAACGAAGCCTTCCTGGAAGCCGTGGAGAACCCGGCAGCCGCCAGGGCGGCCATTACCCGGCACCGGGACGTGCCGGGGACGCAGCCGACCGTCCCGCAGATCACCGGCAACCAGGCGATGCTCTCCACCGAGCGGCGGCTGGCAGAAACGGGCGGAGAGGCGGCGGCGCAACTCGCCGCGCAGCGGCAGGCGTCGAACCGGGCGCGGTATCAGTTCCTGACCGACGAATTCGGCCGGGCGGACCCCGTGGCGATGCGCCAGGCCGCATCCGAATACGCGCAAACCGCAAAGCCGACCGCATTCACCGCACCCTTCCAGCCGATGCAAGTCATGGGCGAACTCGGCCGGCTGCGCAATGCGACCGGCAACGCTCGCGCCCAGGCTGTGTACTCCGAGATTCAGGACCGAATCCGCGCGGCGCTCCAGTCGAGGAACCCCGTCGAGCAGCTGCACCAGGTGCGCATGTTCGAACTCGATGACCGGCTGTCGGCGCTCGCTCAGACCGACCGCAAGCTCGCCAGCGCAATGTCCAGGGATCTCGTGGGCGTGAAGAAAGCGCTCGACAATGCCCTCGACAAGGCGACGGACGGGCAATGGAAGCCGTTCCTGGAGGGTTACAGCCAGCGCATGCGCCAGGTCGAGCAGGCAGAGGCGGGAGAAGCGCTGCTCGGGCGGATCAACCAGGCAGCCCCCGACGTGACCGGCACGCCAAGCGTCGCCGCGAGCCGGCAGAGCGTGCTGCGCAAGGCTCAGGGCGCGACCGATGACTTCGGGAACCCGCTCTACAGCGACACAGGGCAGGCGACGATTGATGACACGCTGCGATCGCTCGACGTCGAGGCGCGCACGCAGGCTGTGCGCCCCGCCGGTAGCGCGACCGCATCCAACCTGGCACAGGGTCCGCGCCGCGCCGACGAACTCCTGGAACCGCTCATGGGCCGCATGCCGCAGGGTGGCGCACTCGGCCAGGCGGCCAGGATGGGCAGCGCAGCGGCAGCGGGTGGCGTCCTGGGGGCTGTCACGGGCGGGCCGGCTGGCGCGGGACTGGGCGCAATGGCGGGCGGGCTGGCAGAGCGTGGCGTCGAGAGTCTCCTGGCACGCCAGGCGACTGACATCGCGCAGCGACTGTTCACCCTGTACCGAGACCCGACCGCAGCGATGCAGGTTCTCAACGCAGCCGTGAAGCGTGGCGAGATCCCCTTCCAACTGGCGAGCCAGGTGGCAAGAGTTCTCCAGAGCGGGCGACAGTTGGGCCTGCAAGCGCTGCCGGCGGCCACAGCCGCTGCACTACCGAACGCACTAGCCGCACAAGCACCCGCGCAATGAGCAGCAGGGCTACCATCAGCACCGGGCGCAGCAGGACAACCAGGACCGTATTCACACGCTAACCAAGATGCCGACGCTTTCCAGACTTGATGCGACTGACGTGGCACGGACTGATTCCGTGTCGGCGGGCGATCGTGGTCTGCGCTCCCGTGTCGGCTTTGATGGCGGAGACCTTTTTCGCGGAAAGCTTCGCGTGTCCGTTTCGCTCACCGAATGCGTGCCGCAGCTTCAGCACGGCATCGAGGTTGTTCCCGGCGCGATCGGACAGGAAAAGATGATCGGGCCGAACGCATCGTCGGTTATCGCAATGATGGCAGACGCACTTGTCGCCAACTGGACCGACGAACAGCGTGTAACTCACACGGTGCGCAGCGACATTCTTGCCGTCGAGCCAGAATGCTCCGTACCCGTTGAAGCAATCGTTGGCGAACTCCCAACATCCAGACGGTTGCTTCGTCACAAGCTCCATGAAACGATCGGTCACAGGTCGGTCGCGCACTCCCTTGTGCGCGTCCAATGTTCCACGTCGGCGCGCCACATAGTAGTGGTTACGACACAGTCCGCGCGCGAGCACGGGCTTACTACAAAGTGCGCAGGTAGGCATGGCGCAAGCCTACCGGAAGTCGCAGGAGGGTGCAAAGATCCCTAGAGACAGTAACGGCAATTACACGCTTCCGGCGGGCAACCCTGTCATCACCGGAGAGGTGATCTCGACCAGTTGGGCGAACCCGACGATGTCGGACATCGGCGCGGAGTTGACCAACTCGCTCGACCGTCAGGGTCGCGGCGGCATGCTCGCCCCGTTCAAGTTCGCGGACGGCACCCTGCTCGCGCCGAGCATGACATTCACGAGCGAGCCGACGTCGGGATTCTATCGTTCGGGCGCGAGCGACGTGCGGATCGGCATTGCCGGTGTCGGTCGCATGCGGTGGACCAGCACGGGCGTCGATGTCTATGACCAGGTCGCCGGGACGTGGCTCGCACTCACCAGCACGGGTGGCGCGAACTTCGCCTTCCTCGATGCGGCGAATACCTTCCTTGCGTCGAACACCTTCGCTGCGGCCTCGCGTCCATTGTCGGTGCAGGGGCTTGCTCCGACGCTGACGCTCTACAACACCGTGTCCGTCGTTAACAACGGCAGGTACGACATCTTTGCCGACACGTCATCGTTCAAGATGCGCCTGCTCACCGACGCACTCGCGGCGCAGGACTTCTTCACGGTGGTGCGGTCCGGCCAGACAGCCACCTCGATCACGCTGGCAGGAACGGCTATCACCCTGACGGGTGCCGTCACGGTAACGTCGCTCGCCGGTCCGCACAATGGAACGGTCGGCGCGACCACTCCGAACACGGGCGCGTTCACCACGCTCGCCGCGAGCGGCGCGGTCAGCGGCGCGGGATTCACAGCGCTGTTCGCGTCTCCGCCGGCCATCGGTGGAACCGCTGCGGCAGCGGGTGCGTTCACCACGTTGTCGGCTACCGGCGCAGTCAGCGGGGCGGGGTTCACCAACCTGTTCGCATCGCCGCCGGCTATCGGCGGCACAGCAGCGGCTGCGATCACCGGCACGATCATCACGGCGAACACCCGGTTCCAGGGTCCGATCGGCACCGGCACGCCAGCGGCGGGCGCGTTCAGCACCCTGTCCGCGACGGGCGCGGTCAGCGGGGCTGGATTCACGAGCCTGTTCGCAGCGCCCCCTGCGATTGGCACCACCACGCCTGCGGGTGGCCGGTTCACGTTCGCGCACACGGCAAACGTCGCCGTCGCGTTTAGCGCTACCGCAATGACGGTGGACTGCAACCTGTCGAACGTGTTCTCGACCACGTTCACGGCGAACGTCACCACGGCACCGACGATGAGCAATCCGAAGGACGGGCAGACGATCAACTGGTTCATCACGCAGGACGCGACGGGCGGGCGCACGATGCTGTGGCCGTCCACGTTCCGCTGGCCCGGCGGCACCGCAGGCGTTCTCTCGACCGCAGCGAACGCCGTGGACCTGCTGGTGGCGACCTATCGCGGCACCCCCGGTGCGTGGTACTGCACGCTGCTCAAGGGGTTCGCATGACGTTCGCCGCGCGCCAGCACTCGGACCCCGCGCTCGCTGCGGTGCTTGTTGGCGCTACCTACAACAACAGCCTCCTGGTCGCGCGCATACAAGGCACAGACCCATGTGCCTTCGGAAAAGGTTCCCTGGGGGACGTCCCAACGATTCTGCCCGCCGACTGCGACGGGCTGATTGAACACGTTCGCGACGTTGTCCTTCGAACAGCGAAGGATATACACGCTGATGTCCGCTGCCGGCGCGAGCGGCGATCCGTCGACCCGCGTGGTGGGTTCCTCCCATACGAAAAACTCCGGCTCGCCGCCGGGATAGAAGGCGAGCAGGAACGGTAGAGCGAGCAGCGGGATCAAGCGTTTCATGGTTCCCTCATATGCCGGGGTTTTCACCGACCGCGCGGATTTGGATGGTGGCTGTGGCGAGCGGAGTATTCGGCGCTGCCGTCGATTGAATCTCGACGGTGCCCGTGCAGCTTGCGATACCGACTCCGTTGAACAGGACCGTGAACGATCTCGTGGTGTCGAGGGTAAGCCACACGCCGGCACTCCCTGCCGCGAGCGACCCGCTCGTGATTGTCCACCGGAGACGGTAGTCGCCGCTGCCGCC